GTGGATAATTACTTTTTGTTTGTGATAACACCCCACTTGTGAACGCTGAAAAATATATTTTCTTTACCGTGGTATTCTCGGGCTTCTTTAAGTGTTTCAAACTCGCAAAAATCATGTAAATCTTGCAAAAATAAATCTGCCAATTGTTTTGCTACATTGTGACCGTGAACGCTAAAACCATTTCTCATTTTCTTTAATCCTTTTCTTTAATATAAACGGTGGGGGCATAAGCCCCCAAGCGTGTAATAAGACTTAAAAGCTTTCTGTAATCCGTGCTTTCATTTGAGACTCTGCAAAAAATGAACCTGATACGGTTTTTGTACCAATGCCATTGTCGCCAGCCCAAATAGGGTATACTTTTATCCCAATCTCAAGCAATTCTGCAATAGTTGGCTTACTATCAATAAATGCTTGTAAGCCCTTGATATGCTTTTTAGCAACATCGCCTTTTTTTGTTTGAAAGGCTTGAAACCCAAGATAAACACCATTTGAATCGGGCATAATCATGTAAGGGTTTTCTACTTTAACGGTATTGTCTAATTTGTAGTATTGTTTCATACTCTTTAATCCTTTTCTTTAATCGTAACTCTAAGGCGTCTCGTTTGATTAACCTTATGTATACATAATAACAGATTGTATCCAACTTGTCAACACTTTTTTTATTGAATCATTCAAATAGTTTACATTTCGTTACATAGTGATATTGACGAATCGGGTATAATCGGGCATAATGGCGAAGGAGGAGTGCTTTCGATGCCTTACGAGAAACCGCACAATCTGCATGAGCCGACAGAGGAAACGCACGAGATCCTCGAAGGTATGGCTATGAATGGAGCCACGCACAAGCAAATGGCTGAAGCCCTAGGCATATGCGATAAGACGCTAGTTAAGCACTATGGCGACTTCCTGAAGTCTGTGAAGCCGTTATTTGATGCACGCGTGGCTAGACAGCTTAAACGCCATATATTCCATGAAGACCCGAAAATCGCACTGGATGCAACAAAGTTCTACGCCAATAGCAAAATGGGCTATAAGCAATCAACCGATAACAATCACACAATGGAAGGCTTGCCAAGCTTTACTGTGAACTTCTCAAGCGAAAAGCCTAGCGATGCCTAGCCTATGTGGCTTTAACCATAATATACATTATCAGACGCAAAAAGGGCTAAACCTTTGCCACAACTGGATTTGACCTTCCCACACTGGAGCCAAAACCTATTTAGACCTAAGCGGTACAAAGTGGCTTATGGCGGTAGGGGGAGCGGTAAAAGTTTTACGTTTACCGATGCGTTAATCGTGCGAGCCTTAACTGAAAAGGTGCGAGTCTTATGTGCTAGGGAGTTTCAAAACTCTATAAGCGATAGCGTACACCGACTGCTAAGCAAGCGTATAGAAGACTTGGGGCTATCGGCTTACTTCACGATACAACGGGACACCATAACGTCCACAAATGGCAGTGAGTTCACTTTTAAGGGGTTGCGACACAATAGCGAAAGCATCAAGTCCACCGCAGGCATAAATATCTGTTGGATAGAAGAGGCTCAAACCATAAGCCAAGAAAGCCTTGATATTTTGATCCCCACGATTCGAGAACCACATTCTGAAATATGGATGACGATGAACCCACGCCTTGAAAGTGACCCAGTGTACAAGCTATTCATAGCAAATGAGCATCCCGATGCGTACCTATTCAAGGTAAATTACACCGAAAACATCCACTTCCCAGCGGTCTTAGAAGCAGAACGCCGTTTGATGCTAGAACGTGACCCAGCTTTATACAAGCACGTTTGGGGGGGTGAATGCCTTACGCACACGGACGCACAGGTGTTTAAAGACAAGTGGGAAGTGAGAGAGTTTACGCCGAATAAAGTACAGCGATTGGTGAAGACCAACGTACACACCCAACAACTAGCTACTGGTGAGCTGGTGAAGTCACAAACGCCAGTGTATGAATGGGTAGACGATCCTTCATGGGGCTTGCCATTATACGGATTGGACTTTGGCTATTCGCAGGACCCTATGGCGTGCGTGAAAGTATGGGTACACGACGAGACCCTTTACATTGAGAAAGAAGCCGTAAAAGTCAAACTAGAATTAAACGAGACCGCCGACTTTATTAAGCAAGCTATGCCTGAAATTGAAAACGGCGTTATAAGAGCCGACTGTGCAGACCCACAATCAATCAGCTACTTAAAAAACCACGGCTTGCCAAGGATAAAGGCTTGCATCAAGTGGACAAATGCCCGTTACTCCGCTATAATGCACATGAGAGCTTATAAGCGGATCGTAGTGCATCCACGGTGCAAAGAAACAATTAACGAGATGATACTTTATTCGTACAAAGTGGATAAAAGAACTGGTATTATTGGCACAGTGGTTGATGAAAAGAACGACCATTGCCAAGATGCGATCCGTTATGCCTTAGAGCCGTTTATAAACCACAAGGTTTCAGCGTTTGACGCTTACAAGTAAAGGGACACGCAAGAATGACCGTTTTAAACAACATTAAAGACATTTTCACAGGAAAGACCGCCGAAGCCACAAACGCAAGCCCTAGCTTTAAACTGCCACGGTTTAACCTTGACGGTATTGTAAATGTGATTAACGGCTTGGGCGTGATTGGGCGTGATGCAAGCACGGCGAACTTCTTTGAACAAGAGAACTTACTAGACCGTTACGCAGTTGAGGCGGTTTACACAGGAAGCGGTATTGGACGGCGTTTAGTTGAGTTGATGCCTAACGAAGCCCTAGGTCGTGGCATTGAGTGTGACCACGAGCTTTATGAGGAGCTTGAAAGAATAGACGCGTTTCACAAGCTTTTAGAGCTGGCAACGCTGGCGAGGTTATACGGAGGTGCGGTTGCTTTAATTGTAGCCAAAGACGGCGTAGCAGACCTAGAAAAGCCGTTGAATGAAAATGGCTTGGTACGCATTGAGAAGTTGACCTTGTTTGATCGACATAGCATTTTGATGCTGGATGAGGACAGGGATAAAGACCCAATGAGTGAGACGTTTAACGAATACATTTACTACCGCCTGATGCTAACAAACAACCAACAGGTAAAGATCCACCATACACGGCTATTGAAGCTTGAGGGTGACTACTTGCCAAGCAGAATCAAGCAGACGAACCAAGGCTGGGGAGCATCCACGATTCAAGGCGTTTATAGAAGCTTTAACAACTACCTAGCCATGCACAAATTTTTGAACAAGCTGGCGAGTGATTACGATTTAAAGATTTTTAAAGTAGAAAGCTTACATTCAGCCTATGCCGCGCAAAATGAAGAGTATATTGCCAACCGTTTAAGGGATATTGATTATTCAACGTCAATGATGAACAGCATTTTAATGGATGCGGAAAAGGAAGACTTCATCCGTTCAACCGTGCCAGTAGGCGGATATGATTCCCTTATAAACAAGGCAATGGAGCTGGTATCCGCAGAGGCTGGTATGCCTATGACGTTGCTTTATGGGCGTTCACCTGAAGGCATGAACAGCACAGGGGAAAGCGATTTGAATATGTGGTATAAGAGCGTCGAGCGTTACCAGACCTTGACGTTACAGCCAGTGTTAGAGCGGTTAATTAGTTTACTTGAAAAGCAGAGCGAGTGGGCTGGCGAAAGACCTGAAACCTTTGAATGGGAGTGGTACGGTTTAAAACCGATGACAGACCTTGAGAAGGCGGAGGAGCGCTTAAAGTTGGCACAAGGTGATAAGATTTATATGGATGCCCAAGCGGTTGAGCCAAGTTATTTATTTGATTTGCGACACAACGGCGGATTTAACAGTAACTTAGTGTATGATAAAGAAGGACAGGACGATTTTATTAGCGACCTAACAGGGAGTATGAGCGATGACGACACAGCCGAAACCAGTAACGATTGATTTTGGAATAGACGCTTGCACATTTGACACGAACGACTTTGTGGAATGGGAAGTCGTGCCTGATGATATGCCTATAGGCGAGGTTATTTTTTGGGGTTCCCCCTTTACCGATAACGGCTATACTGAACTGGGGCGTGTGAAGTTCGACTACTGCGACCATGGTTTAAGCTTGTATACGGATTTAATTAGCATGATATACGAAGCACAGAATCCCAAGTTATAAAAAAAGCCCCTAGGGTTTGACAACTAGGGGAATCGAAAAAACCAACCAATGTAATGCGCACATTATAGCCTATTTTAAAAGGGAAAGCAATGCCTAAGCTTACAACTAAAAAGACAACTTTCCCAACGATGATATTTAGGCGTTACAGAGCTTTTTTGATTGGTTTAATTAACGACTTTGAAAAACAAATAGAAACGCAAGTATACCCGATTTTAGAAAGGTACAAAGTGCGTTTGGATGAAGACGAATTGAGCGATGACCCCACGCAGAAAATAGAAACGGCGTTAGTGCTTTATTTGTTGCTACAGAAAGCCAAGATTTCGCGAGAGGTATTAAGCCAAGCGAGAGCATTGCAAACGACAAGCATTGCACAATTTAACGCCTTAGCGGAAGATGCGTTAAAGAATGGGCAAGGATTAAACGGCGGGATTATACGCAACAGAGAAGCAATGATACAAGCATGGACGAGTGAAAACGCTAGGCTGGTTGAAAAGATGCTTGACGATGAAAAGCAAGCATTGCTAGGGACGATTGCAAGGGGCTTTTTAGCAGGCGTTGCGTTGAATGAATTAAAAAAAGAGATCAAAGAAAGATTCAAGCAAGGGTTAAATAAAGCCAAGTTAATTGCGGTTAATGAGATAGGCAATTTAAGCGGAAGCCTTGAGCGACTAAACGCACTAGGCACTGGCTTTAATTTGTATGTATGGAGTACGGCTTTAGATGAGCGTGTGCGTGGGACACACAGACCTTTGGAGGGCATGATATGTTCATGGGAAGATTCAACAATTTATAAAAGTAGTATTAGAGGCGAATGGTTAAGCAGAGGGGCAATAGGAGCCACGACGAAGCACCCTAGAATGGCGATGCGGTGCAGATGTAACGCTGAAACAGTAACAGGGGCTAACCCTGAAAATGTAAGTGAACGGAATGAGATTAGAAAAAACGGACGTTCACAATGGCTGATTGATTTAGGCATTATTTGAAAAGTTGACAAAATAAAACATAGGCTTTAAGCTAAAAGAGACGAATTAGAGGACAATAGTAGATGTTTAGAATAGACCGTGCAGAGTTTAAAGCCTCCGTCACGCCTGAAGGATACCTTGCAGGTGAGGCGATTGCTACACGCACTGGCGTTTTTGAGTATGTGAATAATGACGGCACGATCCGAAAAGAATTACGCCACCCTGATGATATTTTAGTTGATGAAAGTTTAGCAAGTTTAAAATTAAAGCCAGTGACGGATAATCACCCAAGTGTTTTAGTGAATGCGGACAATGCTGGCGTTTACCAAGTGGGGATGACTGGCGAAAGCGTAAGAATTGACGGTGGGAACATAGCCGTTTCGTTTGTAGTGACGGACAAGGCAACGGTTGAGAAGATTAAATCAAACAAAAAGCGTGAATTGAGTCTAGGGTATACTTTGGACTTGGTAGAAGAGGCTGGCGTGTTTAATGGTGATTCTTACACGCACAGGCAAACAAATGTTCGTTATAATCACTTGGCGATTGTTGAAAAAGCAAGAGCAGGGCGATTGGCACGAATCAATATGGACGGAGTAGCCGTTCAGTTACACCATGATGATAAAGAGGACGACAGCATGACTGATAAAGAAATGCAGGCGGTGAACTTGGACGGTTTGAGCTATCGAGCCGATGCCGAGGTCGCTAAAGCATACGAAAAAGCGGTGCAAGCTGAAAAGCAAGCCCGCAATGATGCAGAAGCCTTAAAAGGGCAAGTAGACGAGTTGAAAGCACAGCTTGAAGCCGTAAAAGCAACGCACAACGACGAGGCGGTGAATGAAGCCGTTTCAAAACGTGTAGTATTGCTTGAGCAAGCAAAGCGTGTTGTAAACGTAGACAGTTTAATTGGTGCTAGCGAACGTGCGATCCACGAAGCGGTAGTAAAGTCTAAAAACGAAGGCATCAGCCTTGAGGGCAAAAGCGACGAGTATGTTAAGGCTCGTTTTGATGCCGTTATGGAAGCATTGCCTAGCGTTGAAGACGAAGCCCTTGCCAAGCAACGTGAAGTTGTAGCAAGTGCCAACAACGATTCTACTTCAGCAAAAAGCCGAAGAATTGATTGCAACGACGCTTTCAAGTTTCAATTAGAAAATAAAAAGAGAGGAGCATAACATGTCTCAAACTTCTTATAATTTATATCCATTGGCTGCTTACGAAGGACAGATTATTCACCGTGACCGTATTGAAAGCCGTGTAGCAACTGCCAACATTGCTTTTGGACGTGCCGTTCAACGTGTTACGTCTGATCGCCAAGTAGGCTTAACTGCTGCGGCTGGAGTCATTCAAGGCGTGGCGGTGCGTACCCACAATAACCCTAACGACCAAGCAGAAGATATTTTGACTGGTCAAGAAGTTTCGGTTTTAAGTCGGGGACGGATTTATGGCAAAGCGGTTGGAGCCGTAACGCAGGGCGCTTTGGCTTATGCGATTACTGCGGTTGGTGCAACCCAAGGTCAGTTTACGGCTACTTCAACAAACAACCTTTTAGTAGGCGAGTTTGTTACTGGTGGAACTGATGCCATTGTTGAAATTGAAGTAAACGTAGCCTAGAAAGGATTACATTAAATGAATGCTCAAATGAACCTTGATGCAAACGAAACCGCTTATTTTAGACGGCATTTGGAAGCTGTTTTACCTGATGTGCAAGAAATTGTATATGCTGGTATGACCGCTTTAAATACGTTTAATGTAATTGCGGGTGTTGACCCAACCGCTGAAACGGTAACGTACTATCAATACGATAAGCGGTTATTGGCAAAGATTTCGAGCGAATACTCGAATGATGCACCCACGGTAGAAGTAAACGGAAAAGCGTTTAGTTCTGTTGTAAAAGGACTTAGTTCCAAGCGTGTTTATAGCATTAACGAACTTCGCAAAGCTTCTTTAATTCCCAACGTGGATATTTTAGCAAGCAAAGCGGATGCAACGCGTGAAGCCATTGCTCAACTGCACAACCGCCTTTTTTGGCTAGGTGATTCAGTTACTGGGCTTGTGGGTGTTTTAAGTAACGCTTCTATTCCTAACGGTCAAGTTACCGCCGACGGTGCAGGAGGTGGAGGTAGTTCACCTTTATGGGCAAACAAAACGGGTGTTCAAATCTTGCGTGACTTAAACAACGCTGTTTTGGATATTATCAACGCTACAAACGGCGTAGAAAATGTCCCTAACTTGCTTGTTCTTAGTCCCCAACGATACCGCGTTATGGCGACTTCTAAAGTTGACACGGACAACACTCGCACTGTTTTAGAGCAGTTCCAAAACGACAACCCTAGCATTACGAACATTGTACAAGCTCCCGAGCTTGTAGGTGCTTTCCAAGGTGCGACTGAAGGGTTTTTAATTGGACGCAATGAAGCACGTTATTGCGGTTTGGTTGCCCCCATTGTTTACGAAGAGTTTACGCCTAAACAAGATGGACCTGTTTTTGAAGTAACCGCTGCTGGACGTAATGGTGGAGCAATTATTCGTTACCCACTTGCTTTTACTAAAAAGTACGGTATTTAGGAGATTGGACAATGCCGAAGGTTAAATTAAACCAAGATACTATGTTTCAATATGACGGAGTGACTTTATTCCCTGATTGGAACGCAGTTTCAAAAGAAGACCTAGAAAAGTTAAAAACGGCTAGTTTATCGATTGAACTTGGTATTTTAGAACTTGAAGGTGAAAAGCCTTTGAAAGATAAAAAGTAGAAAGAAAAGCAAACTATGCCCACTTCTATAGAGTTATTGCCCAGTATAGCCCCTGAAATTGACTGTAGTAGTCAACAGGTACTAGACTTAAACGCACTAGCGGAATTAGAAGTGGGCGTTTCTTTATGCCCCGACTTGAGACCGTACTTAGTGGCGTATTTAACAGCACACCAAGTAACGATTTCAAACCGTGGCGGAGTAGGTGGAGAGATTGCTTCAATGCAAGAAGGGCAATTAAACATTGCCTATAAGCAAGGGTTAGATTCTTCAAAAGATCCGTTAATGAGTAGTGCGTATGGGCAAGAATACAAAAGATTATTAAACAAGTGCTTAGGTGGCGTTACTTTCAGAACTGGAGTAATGCCTTATGGAGTTTAAGATTGAGAAGGATGTAGACCACAGCCAAGAGTTTGTACGCAACCTTTCACAAATGAAAGGTGTTGCTATAAAAGCGGGTATTACAAAGCGTGTAGCAAACATAACAATTGATAAAAGCGATGCAACCCTGGTTGAATATGCAAGCGTCAATGAGTTTGGAGTTTCTGGTCGTGTTCCCTCACGCCCTTTTTTAAGATCCACTTTTGACGATAAAGAAAAAAAGTGGTTTGACGTAATTGATAACAAAATAGAGTTTGTTTTAACTCAACCAAGTGGAGCGAGTAAAACAACAGAGCAAGTAGGGCGGATTATGGAGGAGGCTATTAAAGGAAAAATTAAAAGCAATATACCGCCACCGAACGCACCTGAAACTTTAGCAAACAAACAAGGTTCAAATACACTTATTGACACTGGCTTGATGCTTAATAGCATTGAGTACGAGGTAGTGAAAAAATGAGTCCCTTTAATGCCTTTAGACGTAACGTAAAAGTTAAAAAGCGTGGGACT